AATTTTACATTCCCAGCCAGATGGAATGTTCCTTTATGGACTGTTGAATCTATATCAACTGTATCTGCTTTAATAACTAAATGCCCAACATTATCAATCAGCAAAGTATCGCCATAAGTTGCGCTGGCGCTATCGTATTTAGCCGTGATATAGTCAACACTTATTCTGTTGCCAATAACAGTATCAATATAACCATAATCGTAAGAAAGGTCAAGAAAAGCAAATCCCAGATATGTTGTTGGAATATCGTTTAATGGAACTATAAGATCATGTCTTCCCCATATTGAATTAAATTCCTGAAAAGGTTTACTTACTGTTCCAATACTTGCCCCTGCCGAATCATCGGGAACTATAATAGTTCCAAGTTGAACCCAATTAACAACTAATGTATCAATATTCGCCGAATCGTTTGATACCAAATTCCCGGTAAATGTCCAATCGCCGGGGATAGTGTGGTTACGGTTATAGCGAGTGAAGAACCGATGCTCGTCCCATTCACTACTAACAATCTCTGGCAATACGAGCAAAAGGAAAAGCAAAGGGAAGATAAAAGCTATTAGCTTTTTCATTTTCGGTATCCCCCTTTCTTGCAAACTATTCCTAAAGTATCTGCCGCACCTACTTTAATAAAATTTATTTTGACAAATGGGCAGGGCATAAGATAATCTGTTAGGGTGTGCATGTAAGTTACACCATCAGTCCAATTAATATTAATCAAGCTGTCAAGTGTTATAGGAGAGAATGCGCTCTCTGTCGTATAATCAATCATAGGCTTAATTTGGACGCTTAAGCTATCTTTAACGCAATTTATGGAATCTGGCATAAAGTAAAACATCTCCATGCCACCGGAATTCATCATGGGAAAGACAAATGAAACTGTATCCGAACCATTAAGCGTATCAATACGAGTAAAAACATCCCAATCGCCTTGTCCAATATCACCAATACCACCATAAATCTCACAAGATAAAGACACTGAAGCTATCCCTGTATTGATACAAGTTATCTCAATCCCTGTCCCCGGCAGCAAATTATTGCCGATAAAGACCTTGTAAAGTCCTGTAGCGGTAGTCCAATTCTCGCTTATCTCATCCCTAACCCATACATTTTCCGTTAAAACAGTGCCATTATAAGTGATCGGATTGTAATAAAAAAATATAGGTTCAGGTGAAGTGCCGGTAGGTGTTATGTAACAGACAATTGTTTGATTCCGATAATAAGTCGAATCCCATGTGCTGTTTGGAAAATTACAGGTGATCGTATTTGTCCCAGCCGAATCAATACTTACCGTGTAAGTTCCTAAATATCGGAATCCGGATATTTCCTTAATGACTTGCAGGGAACTTCGCTCGCTGCGAAGCGGATAATCCAGATTAAGCCCACTGCCCTGCGCATAGCTGTCATTAATTGCAATTAACAGCATACACAAAGCAATGATTATCAATATTTTACTTTTTGTTTCCATGTTTGCGACCTCGTTTCTTTGGTATTTGAGGCAATTTTTCCGGTATTTCAGGCGCCGGTAGTTGATTGTTGACCGTTGCTATTTCAATATTTGTATCTTGAAATGGTTTCGGAATTATTTTAGGTTCAGATATAACCGATTTAGTTATGATTTCCACCTGCTTAATAGCTGAATGCTCTAAATATTTCTGTGGAAATTCAGGCGGATATTCAAGAACTTCGAGGATTCCTCCTGAAAATGTATTCAAAATATTCAAAATACTATTGAGATTCAGGTAATAAATATCATCTTTACGATAAATCGGCTTATCCGAATCAGGATAATCACGAAGGAATCGGAATTTTGCGGTTTTTTCCATGACTTGAACCACTCTTTGTAGTTATAGGATTTGTAATATAATCAGTTTTAGTCATCATCATATTATCATAATTACAGGAAGGCGGAATTTTATCCGCCTTCCACTTTTTGCGTTTTTTCTTTGTCTTGACGATTGTCATTATGATTATGCGCCGATTAATTGCACCCAGCGCAATGCGGCGGCGGCGTCCATGCTGCCCATCACATCTAACAGGCGAGCAATAGCGCCACCGGGTGCGGCAGTAGACAAAGCGCCCAGATTGTTTGTGCCAGTCGCAGATGAGCCCAGCAAAGTTCCGGGTGTTTGCAAAGTAGCAGCAGGCGGATAAATCAACGCTTGAACAATCTTGCCCGGCATAGCAATCCAGCCAGTTCCCTCATCGGCGACAGTATCCGAATTATAACCATCAACTGCACCCATGCAGATACCAGATAACGCAGTATCATCAGCGGCAGGTGTTGCGATTATGTCGAAAGCATTGATACAGTAAGCATCGACAGTTAATTTAGCTGTTGCATTGGTCGTATCAATCGCTCCGGGTGTGATGCTTGTAAGCTCGCTATAAAGATTTGCACTTGTCAATACCTCATTGCCATCAGCTGTTGTTGCAAGATTCTCAGTTTGGGTATTACCCAAATAATCTTTACCTACAATCACAATACCAGCAGCAAGAGCATCCCATGCAAGTATGCTGTTAGTGCATGCTATGCGGAATAAGCCTTCTTCGCTTGAAAGGTCATTCAAAAGTGTCAATGCTGATCCTGCAGTAATTACAGCAGCGGCATAGATTGAAATTTTACCTTTGCCTGCAACGATATCCGGCTTCAAAGCCGCGCCAAGCGCAATTGCGGCGCCGCTCTTATTCACAAATTTGAATAATCCGCCCTGCTCTGTAACGCGTTGCATAGGCGTCTGATTAGGCGCAGTGCTCACACCTTCATTAGTGTAAAACGGATGATATGGTATTAAATTTGCCATGATATTTTATCCTTTCTTTTGTTTAATTGTGATTAATCTGCATTGTAAAGATACAAACCGGTCGGCGCAGCAGTACTGGTATTGTAGGGTAGCTTCATGTCGGCTCTGAATACTGCCACCAGATAATTCTGCAATGCGCGCTCGCGGAATGTTTCAAAGGTCAGTTGCTTCCACATCGCGAAATATACGCCCGGGGCATAAACAAGCAAGCCGTTCTTTTGATCATTATTCGCAGCAGTTGAAGATATCTTGCCATTGTCGTTAGTCAAGGGCAGCCCGGCAGAGGCGTAGACATCGAAGCCGAGCAATTCAATAAGCTTACCTTTGTCAATCGTCCCGCTGGGATTCAGGGGTCCGGCATTCTTGATTAATGTTTTGGCGCGGTGATACGTTTGGACATTCAATACCCAGAAGTTGTCTTCAGGCACAAGCCCGTAGTTACCGCTCAAGCCCATCAAATCCTCGAACTGGTCAAGCGCCAAACTTACGGTTCCACCAGCTGCTCCGGCATTTTCAACATAACCAGCTCCTACATCCAGCGCGCCCTTGACCAAGCCATCCCACATCAGCCAAGAATCGGCAGCGCCAGCGCCTTGCGAAGGAGTGCCGCCATCATAGTTGATGTTAGTAGTACCTGTAGTTGTGTCGCCGCGCAGAATCATCTTCGCCAGCGTGGTGGCGTAAGCTTTAATGATATTGTTTTGGAAGATATTCACTACAGGCAAGAACGAATCCTCTGTAATATCATCATCGTAGGGCACAATTCCGATGCACTTTTTCGCGTTGAAAGTCACATCAGCAGTCGTGGGCTTCGAAGAAGTCCCCGTTACTGCAGTCTCGCCACCGCCAACATCGCCAACCGTACCCGAACCTGATCCCGCGCCATAGAAAGTCATATCAACAGTAATCTGCGGGAGTTTGTAGGGATTGGAGGTTATGTCGATATTGAGGATGCGGTTAAGCCACTCTTCGCGAACCCGGACTTTATCAATCACTTGAGTTCCGACAAGTGTTTGAATAAATTCCAGTCCACTACCAGCATCGCCAGGACGCATAGCTGAGAGTTCAGCGGGGTGCATGGAGTTAATAAGATAATCCTCGTAATTCATTGCATTGATTAATTTCTCAAACTCACCAGGGGAGCGAACTCCTAATGTTTTGCGAACTAAACGAATATCACTAAATTCCTTTAAGCCTAATGGAACTGAAGGGGAATTACCTCTGGGTGGAGTAGTTACAGCCTGAATCAACATCGCAGGAAATGCTATCCGTGATAAATCATCAAACGCATTTTTGTAATCCGGAGTAACTTGCTGGCGGATAAGATCAACACGCGCCTCAAAGACTCTGTCTTCCTTATCAGACATTTGTTGTTCTTTGCGCGTATTGTATTTTTCCATATACGCATCCAATAATTTTTCTTGAGTATCCAAACTCTGTCCGGATGGAATCGCATTTAACTTATTGGCAATTGATTCAAGAGTTTCCGTAATTTTAATGTTAAATTGTTCTTGGTTGTTGGTATTTACCGCGTTATTGGCATTGGCATTGACTACCGGTGCAGGTGTCTGCGGCTGAACCTTGTTTGATTCTTGCTCTTGCATAGCTTTTATTGCGAGTTTTTCCGCTACATCATTAGTGCATCCCTCGCGCAAAAAGTAAGCATGAGCTTCTTCTTTTGTGTTATACATGTTATATTTGTCCTTTCTGTCTATATATTATAGACTTAAGGGGTTAATATGCTGGCAATAATCTTTTTAATGATTCATATTGATGCTTAATTCTGCCTAATTCTTCGAGTATATGAATATGATTACTCCTCATTTTTCCATGCTCATCTAATAAATCAGCATGTTTAAGTTCGATTTCTTTAATATAATTCTGAAATTTTTCAACTTTGATAATTGCATCGCGACCGGAATCATCTATCCGTAATATATCATCTAAATCCGAATCCCAATATCCACAATGCTTCGCGAAATTACGATATTCCATGAACTCGCCGGCTATCATCTGGCGTTTTGCGATTGCATCGGGAAGGGCAGGAATATTACAAATTGTGAATTCCCATAATTCCCATTTAATTATCGATGGACCTGATTGACCCTTGATTAAGGGCTCTTCAGATGAAGTTATAATTTTAAAGGCAATTGATCCTGCATTGATTACTCCGTTTTTTACCTTTTCATATACCATTTCCGCAAACGAATCGCCGCTTATCAAATCAAATACCACAACAGCATCTACATATTTGGGAGTAATTTTGAAACTATTTATGTCTATTGTGCCAATAGCCGGGCGTTCATGGTCATGCGACCATAAGACGACATTATTCTTGACAAAATCTTCAATTATTATACCATCAGGCTTGACCACATAGCCATAGCGATTGATTGCTAAGCTCAATAATCGCCAAAGAACGCGCCCCTCCCTTTCATCATCTGTTACTTTTTGAACTACAGGACTGAATAATACCTGAATATCATTAGCATTTTGTTTGTGTCTTTCGCTCATCATTGATCTCCTACTGAACAGTTTGTTTATATTGGCGCTATCATTGTATAGTCCTGCATTTTAATCCTCCATCCTTCCTGGAATTGATCTGCAGCGGCATCTAATATTATTTTTAGCCAATAAACCTTCTCCCGGCATCGACATATATTCACCACCTACCAAAAACTGGTCATCTATTGGAATTGTAACCGATGGCTGTATGTTAGCTTCCATGTGAGCTTCCCTAACATTACTATCCCGGCTTGAAAGCCAAGTTTTTGTCTTTACACCCGCTGCTTTCATTGATTCCATAATCCCAGAATTTTGCGCGTATGTTGTTTCTGTTACTGCTATAGACTGAGCACGCGATTGAGACGCTTCTTCAAATACACCTTTGACTCTGTCAGTCAATTGTGTAATATTTTCTTTATTTAGAACACCTTGCGTTAATTGGTCTTGTATATTATTCAGGGTAGTTGTATTTATTTGACTATAATTCGCCATCCGTGTACCCAAACGCGAACGCAGATTCGGCTGTAATAGTTCCATGTCAATTTTGAAATTCCAATTTTTAATAGTTTGATTAGCTGCTTCAATCATTGTTGCATATATAATCGGATTTAAATTATTTTCAAACTCCTTAATATAAGCTAATAAATCAAACAATTCTTCTGCCTGAACTGCAAGAGTTATGATATTTAAACTATTACCTTGTGGTATTTTGTCTCTTAATTTAGCCAATACTTGTTTTGCTTGATTATCAAATAATGATTTAAGCATTTTTTGCAGTCTCAATTCGCCTGAAGCTCTTAAGCGTGCCAGCATACCAATTATATTTGAAGTTCTTGACTTTTGCGCCATTATTTTCAAATCAGATATATTAGACTGAATATAATTGATATTTGGTTCAATAGTTAATTTTTTGTTTTTTTGATGCGGTTTATAAACCGATAAAGGCATCATGTTAAAACCGATATAAGTTGAGTTCATCTCTTCTGTATCAATTATATCAAGTCCTTGTATTTTGCGAATTTCATTAGGCGTGCAACCGCCTATTGCAAAACTTTCGATTAATCTTTTTACTTGTTTATCTTGTAAATATTGCAAGGCAGCCACAGTCGATAAATCAAACTCGGCATAACATCCTTTATTATCAATCGCTTTCGGCGAATTACTCAGCATTTTAGGTATAAAAAATTGCGTAAATATAAGTTCATAATCAGCAATGAGTGGAATCATTGTATTATTCCAAAAATTCTTTTCCATCTGTTCACTATTCGCAACGACACTTGAATCACTATAATCGTCCATATAATTTGGAGGTACGCCGAAAATGCTGCCGATTTCCTTCTTGAAATCACGATATATTTCTCTGAACTCCATATCCTTTGGATTAAGATTCATAGGCGTAAATGTTAAACCCTTTCCTAATATCATTAGCCGATGCATCTGCTTAATGCCTTGATATAGTATTTTGACTTCTTCCGCATATCGCTTTGCCTGTACATCACTAAGATCCTGTTCAGTTGACAGAATACCGGTCGGGCGTCCACCCTGCTTGAAAAAGTTGCGATTATATTCAATTGATTTCATAAATAATTCTATCTGCATTTCTATTGAGCGCAATGAACTTAATCCGGGATAATCTGATAATGGATTAATATTGCCAGAGAAAAATATCTGTTCAGGATTATAATATTTCCATTTCCCATTGATATAATATTTATAACCCTTGATATATTCATTGGGGTCCTCGATGATTTGCATCTGGTCTGCACGGAGATTATAAATTGCTGATATTTTGCCATTATAGGAATTTCGTTGCATCAACCAATATGTTCGACCTAATAATGCCTTACTGATTTCAGTCGATTTCCAAAAATCATTTTGGGTATCTTTAAAATTTGGATAATAAAGAACGCGGAATCTATCATCATCACTTATATCATTTCCATTTTTATCTTTAATTCTCAGTATAAGTCCTGCAAGCGAATTTGCCCTTGCATCTATTGCCTTTTTAACTGGCGCTATCAAACTATAACATTCCAGATATGGTGGTATGTCAACTCCTATTGATGGACGCGAATCACCAATTTGTGATGACAGTAATTTTGCGGGTATAGCATTGATTGAGAATATCGTTTCATCTGAACCTGAGGAAATATATGCTAACCGCATTAACACCTTTGCAAATGTATTGCCAATTATTCCCATTAATGTTTATATAATTTTAATTCCGATTGATATAGGTGATTTACGCATTTGCCAGGCAATAGCCAGCATTATAGCATAATCCGCATGATGACTCGTGGAATTACCCTGTTTTATTGTATTGCTATTTCCCCATATACAGGACATTAGATGCTTAATAATTTGTGGATTATGAATTATAATATGACCATGATTTATAGCGTCTACCAGATCGTCGAACATTATAGGTTTACTTTTACCATCAGTCAGCCAACCCGGTTTTCGGACTTGCCGATTAAATTTATCATCATAGCTTTGGTGATAATAGAGTGATTCACTATAATGTTTGTTCAAAAGATTATCAATAACTACATGACCATGATTGTTCCGTTCAACGCCTTCTAATGTCTCGTTATATTCCTGACATAATTGATGCCCCAGCGTTGCTAATCTTTGCGGAGTAATCTGCCCATATATATCAGCGACACATTCACAGGTTTCTCTTTCCATGATTATCAGACCAGCGGGGTCGCCGAAAGGATCACCTTCAGAAGTATCCCACCCTGATACATATTCTTTGTCGGGTTCAGGCGCTTTCCAAATTTTAATTAACCCATTCTCCCTGACTTCTATTGGCTGGATACACTGTGTCTTGAGTATCATGGATTTCAGGACATCGGTATCAAATATACAACCGCCGCCCATAACAAAACATTCAACATCATTCGCCGGGAATTCCTGTTCAAATTTGCGTCCAAGCTCTTTCTTGTTTTCCCGCCGCCACATGATTTGCGGAATTGATAAGTTATAAGTATTTTTGATTTCATGTTCTTCGGGAGTCAATTCAATATTTGCTTCATTTGATACTTTAACTTGCCTATTACTATCAATATACCATGGGAAAAAATGAGCTTTATATTTTGAATTCCCGCTAACAGCATCACGCCATTCTTGTTCAAAATGATTAAACCCATTAGCAGTGCTCTCTTTACGCACTTTTGCATTTTGTCTGAGTGCTTGCAATGGTCCTGTTTTGATATTATCAATATCTTTATAGAAAGCGTATTCTGATAAATGCAGGCGGTCAATATCTGTCCCACGTCTAATTTCATCTGAACCGGCAGTTGCAATCGCAAAATTTGTGTTTAGAGGAATTCCTTGAGGTGTACGAATAAATTCCAATTCTCGGCGGCTTGAATATTTTTTGATAGGCTTAATAAAATTAGGGAGACGCTCATACGCAAATGTCAAGCGCTTGAACAGAACTTCTGAATTTTCTGCCTTATCAGTGATAAGCAGGGCTTTAGTGCCCGGCTCAAATATGCAATCACAAAAATAATCCATATCTATAAATGTTGATATTCCTTGTTTTCTTGCTTTTAGTATATCATCAAAACTTGTTTGTTCATGCCAATATTTCTTCTGTGTTGTATTGAGATAGAGCCTCTGAAACTGACCCTGCATGTTCTCAATCCAAATCCAGCGCCTAAACATCCGAAGGCGATCGCGCCGGCATAACTCATACTCTATCTCCTGTAACTTCTTATCGCGTAATATTAACTCAATTTCAATGTCATCCAGTATAGGGTCAATCTCAATTGTTTGAGATATTTTGTATTTCGTTGAAACGCTCACCATATTCCCGCAATAATTCATCTTGAGTCATTTGCCGGTAACCATCATTAGCAGGCACATGATTATGTATATCGACCTTAACAGCTGTATCAGATTCGCTCTTAAGTCCCGTTAGCGCAAAGAGTTTGAACCGCGTTTCAATTACTTTTGATATTGCAGATATACAATTCTTTTCATTATTTGTATTTTCTGCAATATTTTTTAAATATTCAATATCTTTGATAATTTCAAGGAGGTGAATAAATAGCTGTCTTTCTATGCAGGAACGGATACCCTGAACGCTCGCCTGCTGTTGATAATAGTCAATCCACTTTTTAATATATTTTTGGTCTAATAAACTTTGCCATTTGGTCGTTCTTTTATATCCCGCAATGCGTGCACATTCTTCGCCATCATAAATAGTTCCGCCATGCGTATATAAATAAGCAAATTTCTGTCCATCTTTCCACTGTGCAAATCCTTTAGGGACTGCTATTTCTGATATTGTATTCCTCATGAATCCTTTCTATATACTCTCTCTTATTTATAATATAATGTTTTTTTTTTAAAAGTCAATAGTTTTATTTTTTTCTTGATATTTTATGAAAAGTCATGTAAAAAATAATTTTTTCACAAGGTTAATTATTTTGTAATTTGTGGGTGATGGGGGAGAAAACATGGATTATAAAGATTTTGTTGATATTTTTTTAGGGCGAGAGTTTAAGCGGGAGGAAAAAGGGGAGGATTATGTAAAGTAGGCGATTTAAGGCGTTATGATTCTTGGGTGGTAGTATATTATGGATGTTTCGTTATATGGTCTTATTGGGGCTGTGGGGCGGGTTCATTGCAAAAACAGGGAATATACGCGGTGACTGTAAAAAAGCCGTGAACTGGACTCTTATCCGGCGCACCGTCAATTAGTTTCAGGAAGTTTGAAACATCGGCCGCTTAACAATTGCTCATAGCGGCCGATTGCCTTCACATCATAGCCCAACAATAAACCTAACATCCTATTAAATTGTTTTTTAGGCGCTATTTGAATCCATTTATACAAATCTAAAACCCAAGCATCTGAAACAAATCCAAAATCCGCCTTCCCATCACCACGGTCGAACACAAATGAGAGAACATCACAATCTACAGACAAGGATTCCAGCTTTGTCGCCACCCGCAACATCACCAATGAATCGGTTTCACAGTGCCCCAGCAAAGCCATCGGGCGCACACCACGTGCAACTAAATAAGCTTGTTCTCTAATTAAATCTTCCGAAGGTAAAAAACTTAAGTCGCTTTTACTCATATTCATTATCTTTTGAAAATATTGAACAATTGACAGATAAAAAAAAATTATTTCTTTCTCTCTCTTTCTTTCTTTATATATTCCCCTATATAGTATATATATATATATATAATATAAATATTTATTCTTAACTCACAGTACTCTTAGTACTTAGTATATGGGGATTTCGATTTATTTGCTTTATTCATTTTTACTCCATTCGGCGGGCGCGCCATTGATTTTGATTTGTGATAATATATTCATCTTAATATTTTCAGCTATTGCCTGCATAAATTTGGGAGGCACTGAATTACCCATTAATCCTATTGTGCTAATAATATTACTTGTTAGTTTATTATTGAATTTAAAATTATCAGGATAAGTAAATATCCGCTTAACTTCTGATACAGTCAAATATCTTGGTTCATCAGGATGGTATATTTGACAGGTTTTCGGTATTGTACAACATATATGATTCCAAGATAATCTTCTTTGAGTAAAATAAGAACCTACCGGATGTATAGAACCAAAGGAATTCCCTTGTTTTACTCTATAATAATATGAATACAAATGTGTATTTTCCTTTAAATATATTTTTTCATCTTCTGGCACATTATTTAATGCTTGTCTTAAATTTATTATTTTGTAATTTGGCTCTGGAAAACTTGGTTCAATATTTAAATTACTTCTAACTCCAATAAATATTAGTCTTTGTCTTGACTGTGGTATATTATAATATTTGGTATTCATTAGCTTACATTTGACTTTATAGCCAGAATCCTTTAACATATTCATAATTTCAATAAATTTACCTTTCATTATACCCTTAATCATTCCGGATACATTTTCTATGACAAATACTTTAGGCTGTAATCCCTTGAGTAATCTTGCAAATTCTGCCGATAAATCATTACGCGAGTCTGTTATTTCTCTTTTTCCTGATGTACTAAATCCTTGACAAGGTGGACTCCCATCTAAAACATCAAGTTCACCTTTTTTAATTTGACAATATTCTAATATTTCTTCTGCCGATATATTACAAATATCTCTTTGCCATACAGGACAATCAAAATTCAATTTAAAAACTTCAATTGCATATTTATTCCATTCAATAGCTAATAATTCCTTGAATCCTGCCCAGTAATAACCTAATGAACTTCCACCACATCCCGCAAAAGTACTAATAACAGTTAAAGTTTTCATATTTTACCATTCATAACCACATTTTGGACATTTATTTTCAGTATTAATATTTTCATTATATTCTTTTTCCTGTATATTGGTACCTTGATTAGAATATTTTTCCATTTCAGTTAATTCGACTTTATCAAAGCCGGTTAAGACAATATCGTATCCCTCTTCTTTCAACTCAATGAGTTCTCTTTCAATGATTTCAATGTCAAAGTTTGAGTTCATTGTCAGCTTGTTATGTGCTATGCGATAGGCTTTTTGCTGTACCGGGGTCAGGTGACCCAGCTTAATGACCGGCAGGATATTGATTCCGAGTTCTTGTGCCGCTAATAGCCGTCCATGCCCTTCGATGATGACATGTGATTTCTCATCAATGGCGATAGGGTCGTTAAAGCCAAATTCCCGGATTGACCTCACAATTTGCTTGATTTGCGGTGGCGGGTGCAATTTAGCATTCGCCGTATATGGTTTAAGTTCTGCGATAGGCAGATATTCGATATTAAGTTTTGAGTTCATTTATTCGGCACTCCTGACCCGCCTTTAGGCGGATTTGATTCGTCAAGTTGACCATGAATAGGCCAATAACCACCCTGAAGAGGATGGGGAATGGCTGTTTTTAAGGGCGGTTTACCTCTTTTTTTGAATATTTTCGACAATAACTTTTTCATCTTCGATTCCTTTCTTTGAATTCTATGTAATAAGCATCAATTTCATCAGCGTCAAACATTAAATCAGAATTGGGATAACGAGCGAACGGACGCGGAAAATCCGGGTCATACCAATCAGTATTCTTGTTAAGCCAACGCCATAATGTAACATAAGAGATGCTAAACAAATTCAGCACTTCCTGCTTATTATATGCTCTTGTCTTACTTTTACACAACATTTGATATTTTTATCGTTCCAGTTTTTCCGTTTAACGGATTATTGGCGATAATTTCAACTTTATCGCCGATTTTGATTTTAGTCATGAGTTTTATTCCTTGATTGAATAGAAATATTTTTTTAGCCAGAGCCATAAGCCATAGCTATCGCCAGAGTCATAGCCATAGCCAGAACCATCGCTATAGCCATAGCCAGAACCATCGCTATAGCCATAGCCAGAGCCATAGCCATAGCCATAGCCAGAGCCATCGCCAAAGCCATCGCCAAAGCCATAGCCAAAGCCATCGCCAGAGCCAGAGCCATCGCCATAGCCACCACTGCCAGAGCCAGAGCCATCGCCAGAGCCATCACCATAGCCATATTCATCGCCAAAGCCAGAGCCAGAGCTAATATTAATTATTATGTTTTCCATATCGGAACTCCTTTTATACTTTTTTGAGCTTTTTTTGTGCAATTGATTATCTCAATCCAATTATTTAGGATTATATTATCTACTTCACAAGGGAATAGACATTCATTAGGCTTGCTAACTCCGTCCACTGCTAATTGAGATAAACTTGCAGCCCCCACCCATTTCCAAATGCGTCTTGCATTTTTTAAAGTTATAGTTTTATCATCTTTAGTTACTACTTCTCCGGCGAATACACCGGCAGAATAAGTGCGAATTATGAAATAATTCTCACATAATTCTGTTTCTTCTTTAGGGATATAAGTAATCCCATCGATTTTGACTTCTTTTGATTCAGTCATTTTTACTCCTTGATTGATAATTTGGTATTATGTAAAGTAGGGCTTTTAAGCCCTCGTAATATTTGGGTTGAAATCAATATACCTAAAGACTTTATCTCTCTGCCAGCAGGCTCTACGGCTTTTTCATTTTGATTTTGCGAGGCTTCCGATGTCCGAATATCATCTTGATTGTTTAGTGGGACTTCGGGTAAATTCTTATCAAGGAAGAACGGAATATCGAAAATACAACCTATTTCTCGTCTTTTTTTGTAATCGTATATTTTAAAACCGTTAATAGTGCCATCGACTCCTAAATTATCAATTACGGAAAAATAACACTCTATACCTTTGGATGTTCCAATACTTATCTCCTTTTCGCTTTCCTTGATTATGGCTTCTAAAATATCATTATCTGCATCATAATTATATTTGGGTTCACCCGGTGCTATTCCATCAATGCGAAGTATCGGCACACTATATTTTTTAGCTGTAAATATCATATTAATCTCCTGTTTTATCTTTATTCAATTTCTTTCCCGCTTCATATTCAGCCGGCGGGATTCCGCTGTCAATCCATTCCTGCGCCTGCAAGATGCGTTCTAAATTCTTTTTCCGCTTGCCGATCAATGCTGTTCCAACAGGCTGAATGTTTGGATATTTAGCAAGAAGCGGGTCATCTGGTATTTCAGTAATTTGATTATTTTCCTCACCGCCAGCCGGATTATGACAGATTATTTTCCAATCCCATTGACGCTTTTCGTACGGCGTGCCTTCGGAAAGCCTACCGGAATCTAACATATTATCAGCGTCAACATGCGACCAGAATTCCCATGCATGGAGTAAATTATCAACTGTTAGTTGATATATATTTTCTGACAATTTCCAGCAATAAGCCCTTGATGAAAATAACATATCTCCAAAGATACTCTTGCCTCGTGGCGGCGCGGTGAAAACAGCGGTTTTTTTCTTAGGGATAGTCCCGGCAGTTTCTTCAATTGCCTTGATGATGTCGGCAACGAACGGCAAGCCGTAATCAAAAATTTGATACTGTACTAAATAATTAATGCCGTCGATTATTTTTACAGCATCGTATATTTTCAGATAATTCCAGATTAATTTCCGCTGTTCTGTCGGATAAGTTTTGCCGTTCCTGCCGAATGCTATTTCCAGCTTACTCAAGATTTTAAGGAATTCTTTGTATTCGTCAGCTTTCATTGTAGTTCTCCATGATTAATGTGTTCTGTTTTTTTTTAGCCAGCAAGTATAGAACCATTTCCACATCGCGGATTTCTTTGCGTCCGAATGTGCCTAATGATCTGACGGCTTGCGCGCCTGACCATGCGCTGAATTGCGCGATGATGTTTTCAGGTCCATGACACCAGATTTTATGATGCCCGGCGGCTCGGAATTCCCGCGCCGCCAGCTTCATGATGGCTTTTCCTAATCCGGAACCTCTTACAACTAAATCCAGCGACAGGTGGCACAGTTTCGCCTGGATTAAATCAATTACGCACAGCCCGGCGACCTCGAAGTTGCGGTCGAAGCGGAATATCATTTTTATTCCGGATGTGATATCCGGCTCGACCCGTCGTTCCCACCATAACGTGATGCCGGGATAAACCGGTTCATGTTTTTGAAGGTATAATGACAGTGCCGATGGTTTAAGAATAATCATTTATTTTCGTTGTCGTTTTTCATAGAAATTGCAGGTTTCGTCTTTGCTGGGCGCGAATTGGATGAGTCTGACGGTTTCCGCCGGCGGGTCGGCGGGAAGATAGATTTTTTCGCATTGCGTGCTAACTACGCCGGGATTAATCTGGTATTTGCAGGATTGGCACAGCCTGCCGGCGCCGGGCTCAAGTATGTGGGTTGACATTCGTGGATTCCGTTATTAACTTTCCGATTGCCAAACTGTCTCAATTCCCGCTCTTCCAAATCCTAAATCAAATCCACCTATACCGGCGAACAAACTTCCATGAGATAGTGGCATCAGGCATCACCTCCTTGTGATTCCTTTTGTTTTTTCGCAATAAAGTATTTCTTCAAATCTTCAAGGCTTTCATAGTTAGAATGTTCATCCTCTTGAATTATGTTAAGCGCATTATCCTGAATATACAAGGCTATGCTTTTCCAGCTTTGCGCTTTTTCCTGCCTGATACATTCATCGACAAACTCAAGCATTTTAACCTTGCCATAGAGTTCGCCATGTGTATTAAAGATTTCACTAATATATCCAGTCGGCGGTCTTGAAGGCAGTTTATTCCCTGTCTTCATATTGACTTCGACATAGAATTCTGATAATGTGCCGGGACACCAGATAATTTTATCATCGTCATTTTTTGCAGGCGAATTTCTCCAATTTTCAATTTCGGCGATTTTTTTTTCTTTATTTTTAATTTCTTTTTCTCTTTCTCTATTAGTACTCTCTCTTAGTACTTTCTCTCTCTCTTTACTCTCTCTCTCTTCTCTCTCTTTATTTATTATATTAATATTATTAAAAAAACTCTTCTTGTTAGTGTTCACTTTTCTCTTTTCCAGCGGTTCACTTGGTGGTTCACTTGGTGGTTCATTTGGCGGTTCACTTTCTCCTGAAATAGTGTCATTTTCGTATTCAAATTCTTGTTTTCCAGCTGTTCGATTGGCGGTTCGATTGGCGGTTCGATTAGTGGTTCGATTCCTGTTAATTTGGTGGTTCACTTGTGGTTCACTTGGCGGTTCACTATTCTGATAATCTGCCCACTTAAGTATTGTTATTATTGAAGAACGATTTGATATTTGCCGTTCAATTTGCTGTTCACTCACAAGTCGTTCTAATATCCTTTGCACCTTTGACTCGTTCACCCCCGTTTCATGCTTAATTGCCCTTCGGCTTGTAATCAACTGACCCGGCTGGAGTATAATCTTCTTCCCACACCAGTCAGCGGGCAGTGGTTTATGAGTCGCTTTTAAGAGCAAGGTAATCCATACCCACATGAAATTAGGGTCTCCATGCTTTCGGTCATTAAGGATACTCCTATATATTTTTACATAACCATTATTGGTATTACCAGAGTTCATTCCTGTCTCGTCTTAAAAAACAGAAAGCCCCTATCATCATGTAACCGGACGAGGCTAATCGGCAACGGTCTCGATAATAGGGGCTTTTAATAATTTTCATAAATAAATCCGTGTGCCGAATTAGCCTTATCAATAATATAAGGGATATTTCGGTAATAGTCAAGTATTTTATTTGGTCTTGCCATCTGCCGCCGCCTTGTCGATTTTAGCCAACTCGTCTAATCCTGCTGATGTAACTTTAAAACTTATTGAATATTTAGACTCAGATAATAGACCCTTATCACATAATCGCTTGCACCTGCGGATAAGTGCCGAGCGGGAAATAGTTATGCCATCGTATAAATAAAATTTCCTTACTAATTGATCAATTTCAATATAGCTTATTACATGTGCATTAACTATTTTGAGCAATTTGATTTGGTCTTTTGTAAGATTCACTGCTTATACCTCTTCTAATAGCCAGTTAATTTTATCCGCAATATCTCGTAACTGCTTAATTGAGAAGTAATCTTCAGGAAATATTCCCATCTCCTTTGATAATAATACAATGGAAATAGGCACATCCCTAAATACCATTGCATTTGTGCCTCTATAATCATCTTCAAATTCCAATTCCCATTTGTCGATAAATTCAATTAATTTTGAATAATCCACATCGGGATAATCCTCGCATCTTGTAAATTTTATTGCAAGTTTATGTAACCCTTGCGTTCTAAATTCTTCACAGATTTGTTCGTATCGTTTCATGGTAGTTCCTTTCTAATAATGTATCCTATTGTTATTTTTCAAATACCCAATTACCTTTTAAATGACCCACATATATTGTGTCTATCAATCCGTCATTAGCCCATATTACACTCAATGTATCAATAACACCACTGGTGAAACATATCATTAAATATTCATAATGATGAACAACTGGCAAGATCTCCATGCTCATATCATCAAGAAATATTACATTATCTGTTTGTTTCCATTCTTTATCTGATGCATTCAAGGTATAAATCGCAAGCAGCATAAATAATGCTATAATAATAATTAAAAACAGCTTATCTTCTGTGTTTTTCAGTTTCATTTTAACTCCTTTATTATTCCGGTTCAATTAG